ATATGGTGGCGTTAACCAAAGCTATCACGGATTATCTGTTTGATAGTGAAGTGACTACTGCTCGCATCTTGCAGTTTCAGTCGTAGTATTTCATTACGACTGATTTGCACTATTTAGTTCAGTAGTAATACTGTCCTACTTAGTGTACCAGGGGGGTTAAACTATGTCTAACTACCCAGGCTTGCCAGACGCTCATCGTCAAATCCTTACTTGTGTTGTTGTATTCGCTATGATTATGGTTCTTTCCATAGTCAGCGGATGTTCCACCACTCGTACGGCTAATGACGATGTCCCTGTAAAGCAGGAGAGCAGTCTACCTACGAAGGCACCGCCCCAACAGGACAAAAAAGAGGAGACATTCTCATGTCGTTTCTTTTCGAACTGTTGAAGGGTGTCTTAGTCGGATTGATCTCCAAGTTGTGGACTCGGAATAAACTACCTCAAGGAGGTGTTTATGAAAAGTCCGATAGTGCTCCTTCGAAGCCTGCTGACTGACGTCAGTAGGTTAGAACCTGGTGCGAAAGGCCTCCAGCGCGATTTACTTACGCTGGAGTTTAGATTCTCTAATGAAGGCTTCAGTTTCTTCACTGTTGCCTTACCAACCCTTTGCAATGCCCTCGATCGAGGTCTTGCAACCGGAAGGTTCACCTGCCCTCTTGGATTTAAGAAGATCCGAAAGGGAGCGCTCCCGAAATTATTTTCGGGTTTGCTGAGTGACATTTTTGAATCTGATACTGGTCGTCTTAAACAAGATTCCGATAACATCGGAATCATTAAGTGCCTTAGAGAGGTACTTATGTTGTTTAAGAAAACTCTTGTAAGCTCCGATCGGGAAGAAATTCTTGATCGTAAAGCTTGCAATGAGTTTATCGAGACGGATGTGAATGCTTCTGCCTTCTATTTTGAGGACAGAGAAACGCATCTTTTCGATCGTGTTTGCAGTCTCGTACTTCCCGGTCTCCGTCTTAGGGACCTTGAAGAAATTGATTGCAAGCACGGACCAGGTGGTGTCTTTGAAGGCGTAAAAGGTAACCAGAAATGGTCTACCCTCGTTGAGGATATCAAATCTGATGCCTTCGACGTGGACAAGTATGGCTATAGCGACTTTGCGAACTTATCTCGATATGATGGTAAACTGCCATCTGTCGAGGCGCAAGGAAGTAACGTCATACCTGTTTGCTTTCAGAAACATGCTTCTGACCGCATTGCTAGACTGGTAACCGTCCCGAAGAACTCTACTTCGCGACGAACTATCACCGTTGAGCCCTTGGCGAATCAGTTTATTCAACAAGGTCTCAATACCATACTGAGAGAAGAAATTCTCAAATGTGGTATTATGCGGTTAAGTCTAGCATTATCCGACCAAAGTTTGAACCAAAAACTTGCTTTGGTTGGTTCTCGTACAGACGAATGGGCGACAATTGACCTGAAGGCAGCTAGCGACTCATTGAGTTTATCACTCGTTGAGCTTGCTTTCCGCCGACATGGATCTTTTTTAAGATCTATGATCGATTGTCGTTCAAGAAGGGTGGAACTTCCTAACAAGGACGTTTTCCTCCTCTTAAAGTTCGCCGGTATGGGAAACGCACTAACCTTCCCAGTCCAATCTATCGTATTTGCCTTACTAGCATATACGGCTATTTTGGATGCAGATGGTACATCACCATCAGTAAGAAGGCTAAAGCGAGCGGCCAGCTTAGTCCGAGTGTACGGTGACGATATTATCGTACACAGAGACTATGTGCACCGGGTTGTGGTCTGGCTTCAACGTGCTGGCCTAAAAATCAACACGAAGAAGTCTTTTCTTGAGGGTAACTTCAAGGAAAGTTGCGGCGTTGATGCTTACAAAGGAGTCGATGTGACCCCAATGTACATCAAGTACCGACCAGACGATACCTCACCGAAGCCTAACGCGATCGCTAATTGGGTATCAATCTCTAACCAAGCTTGGTTAAGAGGTCTTTACACTTTTAGCACCACACTAAAGGATATAGTTGAAGATCGTTTGAAGAAACGACTTCCTCTAGTGTCCCAGAGCAGTGGAGTGTTAGGGTGGCATACTCGGAAAGATGGAAATGTTCCAATTCTTACGAAGTGGAATAAATCCCTCCAGCGCCTTGAATACAAGGCCTTTTGTTTATTTCCCTTTAAGAGGGGAGATAAACTTGACGGGTATGCTGCATTGCTCAAGTTCTTCCATCGTAAGATGGATGACGTAAGTGTTTCCAGACCTATAAGTATAGATCCGGAACATCTTGAGCGTTCTCCGGTCCGCTTTCAAGTAAAGATAGCGGAGAGGTGGGTGCCTGTCTAAACAACAGGACTTTTGTTGTACACAGTACAACAGCAGAGAGGGATCTTCAGCTACTGCATTAAGACTCCATATTAATTGTGGAAGCCTTATGCCTCGGCTGAGATAGTCCATGACTAACCATCATGAACTGGAGTGCCTGTATATCTTTC